TGTAATACCCCCACTGCCTTTCAGTCTTTGGAGCCTTCCATTCGGTTAAGATCCACGAACTAGAATTCTTTTTCTCCTCCCCTCCTACACCAAACTTGAAAGAAAGTCTAGGATCGCTTACCGAAAGCATTTCTAAAATATTACCTTCGGTCCTATCTCCGCCATTGGCAAAAATTATTTTCTCACCGCTTTTCCAAAAATCTAAAACATACTTGATTGCTTCTGTAGCACTATCATTACTATCATCAAATTCTATCACTTGATCAACACATCCTAATGCCTCGACAATGGCTGCACGTTCTTTCCAAGGCATAAATGCTCTGCTTTTTTTGCGCTCTAACCAATCATCAGAATTAACTCCAACAACTAGATAGTCTCCCAAATCTTTTGCTGCATTAAAATAAGCAATATGTCCAGAGTGGAGAGGGTCAAACCCGCCTGTTACTAATACAATTGTTTTCATACTATTATTTATATACGCACTTAATCAATAAATAAAGATGTGATGCAAAACAAAATGTTTGAAAATTTCTTTTTAGTACACATACCCAAAACTGGTGGAACATTCATTAAGAAAGTATTGCCTGGAGTTAGTTCTAGTTTTAAACCTAGTCACGAAACATTCCAAGAAAGTGTCGAAAAAGGTTTAGTTAAAGATAAAATTCCGTTTTCTGTTGTAAGAAATCCTTACGATTGGTTACACAGTTGGTATTATTTTGAACATACTAGAGGCAAAATTAAAAAGAGAGATCCTAATATTTTGGCCTATAAAGATTTTACAACATTTGTTCTTAACAAAGGTTTTATGAAATTTAGGAAATCAGAAACACAGTGTCAATACATACAAGGAATTCCTTTGGAAAATGTATTACATACTGAATCCTTAAATCAAGAATTAGAAGACTTTCTAGAACGTAATAATATGAATTATGATTTTGAAAAAGAACCTATAAGAGTAAATGATAAAAAACCTAAAGTTGTATGGACTGATGAAATGAAAGATATTGTATACTTGCATTACAAAAATGATTTTGAAAAGTTAGGATATTCTAAATGAAAATATTAATTTGTGGTTTACCGGGAAGTGGTAAAAGTACATTGGCTGAGCCATTTGCAGATCTAATTGGCGGCATATGGATAAATGCCGATAAAGTTAGAGAAAAATATAACGATTGGGACTTTACTCCAGAAGGTCGTATAAGACAAGCACAACGTATGAAACATCTTGCAGACGGTATTTGTATGGCAGAAGAAATTGCTGTTGCTGATTTTGTTTGTCCTACTAAGAAAGCAAGAGAAGAGTTTGACGCTGATTATATTGTATGGATGGATACTATCAAAGAAGGACGTTTTGAAGATACAAATAAAATGTTTGAACCGCTTGAAAAAGGGGAATACAATTATCACGTCGCCGAGTGGTTTCAGGACACACACGCACAACTTGTAGAAGTTGTAAAAAACTACATCGATAAAACAAAGAGGTAAAAATGTTTGATTGGAAAAAGCCAACTACGGAGATGTTAGGTAGATGGCAACCGTGGCATCCAGGCCACACAGCATTGTTTAAAAAAGCACTTGCTGAAACTGGACAAGTCTGTATTATGATTCGTGATGTAGGCGGCATTGTAGGACAGGACGCAGGCGCTGGTCGTACTGTAGCACAAAATGATAATCCCTTCGATTTTGAAAAAGTTTATATGAATATAGAAATGGGATTAGCAGAAGAGGGATTCGTATATGGCAGAGAATATATTATAATGAAAGTTCCTAATATTGTTGATATTAGTTATGGTCGGGGTGTAGGTTATACATTTACACAACACGACCTAGGTGAAGAAATACACGATATTAGTGCAACAAAGATACGTGCTAAGATGAGAGAGGATGGCGAATTATAAGGTCGCATCATCAAGGCCAGCAGTTCTTAATTTTACAATGTTAGTTAACTGCCATTGCTTTTGATCTAACCCTTTAATAATTCCTAACCATTTATTTCGAATAAGTGCAAACTCGTTGATAATCTTTTCAAAATCAACAACATCTGATTCACCATCTACAAATTTTTCAGCATCTCTTGAACTCAGTTGTCTTTGATAACTTTCAACATAAGTTCTAAAGTGAGAAGATCGTAGTCTGCGAAGTTCGATATTAAGGTATTCAAGTATTGCTTCGATTTCTTGAAGTTGGCTAAATCTAGTTTCTACTGACGCAGGCAAATGTGCAGCAGCAGTTTCAATTCTACCACTAATCTTAATCTCTGCTTTTGCAGCAATTAGTTCTTTATTGAAATATTCTACTGCATCAGGAATCTTGCTGATGTCTTTCGAAACTAGATCATACCAATTTGTCATTTACTTAATCCCAACGATCGTCTTCATCTTCATCATATTCTACAGTGTCTTCATCTTCATCTAAAACATATTGAACTGCTTCATCTAGATATGTGTCTATACCAAACAGTCCTTGGATGACTGATTCGCTCACACCATAATCTAGTAGCGTATTAATATAACTTGCTGCCACATCTTGTTTTTTCTTTTCGTCAATGTGCTCAACCATTACAGCCCAAATATCTGCTATTAGATCACTTCCCATACGTTTACTCTCCGTTAATTGTTGCTGGCTCTTCTAGAACTTCCTCAACAGTTTCGACTTCATCAACTTCGTCAAGTTCTGGTTTATTTTTAAGGTCGTTCATTATCATATTTAATTTATCACCTGTCCAGTTTTTACGATACTCTAAATGAACTTCTCCATTTAAGTCTGTATATTTAAGTCGATTACCATCTTTTTTAAGTAAACCTTTTGCTTCAAACAAATCAACACAGCCGCTATAAGGATCCATACCTGTTTCATATGGAATCTTTACTTGTACTGCTTCAAACGGTTTAGAGTAACGTGTTTTCATAACTTTACAAGCGGCTCTAATACCACGTACATCAGTTACTTTGTTACCATCTTCATCTTCTTTAAGTTTCAATTTACGCATTGCTACTACAATTGAACTTGCATAGATAAAGCCTTGTCCGCCTGAAATCTTATCATCCGGATCAAACATATCTTGTGAAGCGTATGTGTGGTTAGTACATACCATACCTACATTGTAACTACCAAACATATTAACACAGTTACGTACAAGTGCTGTAAGTGCTTTAGGTTTTCTACCCATATCACCTTTTAAGTCACCTTTTCCAAATTGATCAACATCTGTTGGAGTTAGCAACATACCTAACGAGTCAATTACAAATAATACTTTAGGACGATCTTCTTCTGTCATCTCTCTGTATTCTTTCATAAACTCAGATACTGTTTTAGCAACATCATCGATCATTGACATATTAAGTTTAAGTAATTTGTCTTCACTTGTGTCAACATTTAATGCGTGTAGCCATTTTTCATCAAGTGCATTCTCAGAGTCAATTAGTACTACAAAGATACCTTGTTCTTGTGCTGATTTTACAATATTGCCGGCAGCAATATAAGATTTACCTGCACCTGATTCTCCTGCTAGTACTGTAACCTTTCCCATAGGAATACCTTTGTTAAAATCACCACTAATAAGATAGTTTAGTGCATAGTTACCTGTGCTGATCCAATCAGTAGGATCATTAAAACCAATACCAAGTCCGTCAATAGACTTAGTAAGGCTTTTTCTAAATTTAGTTACGTCAAACGCTTTTGCCATAATTACCTTTCCTTTGTTAAAGTGTGAGAGACCTCGCTGATTACCGTACGGAGGTTTTGTGCCGGAACTCTCACAAACTCTTTTTACTGCTGACGGTTACGAATCATTGCAAGAATATCTTGCGCACGATTTGATCCGTTATCTTCAGTTGTTGTTTCTGCTGTAGCAGGTGCCGCTTCAGTTACAGTTTCTGCTACTGCCGGAGCAGGTGCAGGTTGTTCTGGAGCAGGTGCAGTTTGTGCTGGAGCACTTGCTGCTGATTTGTTAGGATCGCCAGTTGCCTGACTCATTCCCGCTGGACGGAAATATTGACCCCACTTATCCATATCATATGCTTCACCATCAACTGATGCTTCAAACATTTCCTTCATAACTTTAAGTTCAACGTCTGTTGGCTTCTTAGGAAGGAAATCATTTAAATTAAACAACCCGTGTTGTTCAACTGCTGCATTCTCTTGTTCATTCAATGAACGTTCTTTACGTGACCATTGTGATGTAGAGTAGTCAGCATAACCACCTTTTGATGTTTTCTTAATACGGAAGTCAACACCACGAAGATAATCTGTTGGCAATTCTTCCAACTCTGGATCCATCAAAGCACCTTTAATGATTTGATAAATTTGTGGACCAATAATAAACCTACGAATAGGATTTTCAGGTGTTCTCTCTTCGTTTAGAGGATCGTCTGTAACAAATCCTTGGAAAATATAAGAACGCTTTTTCCAATATTTACGACCCATATCCTCTAGTGACTTGTCTTTAAACCAACCACGTACCTCAGAAAGAATAGGACAAGCAGTACCATCATTGTACATTTCCACACACGGAACTTGCACAATAGTATTACGACTATCTGTTTCTCCTTTAATACCTGCGAATGGTAATTTAATCATCGCACGTTCTACCCAAAAGAATGTGTTGTCAGCGTTACCGTCTGGTAAGAATCTTACCACGGCTTCTCTGCCTTCTTGCATATTCCAATGTGGGTAAATTGCGTTGTCTCCGCCACCAGTAGAATTACCAGTTGAGCGATT